CGCCGCCGTGATACCGAGCCCGGGGATGAAGGCGAGAGTTGTTGGCGTTCCGCCCGCTCTCGTCTTCATCGAGGGTACATGGATCCGCTGGTCGTCTGGTTCGAAGGACCTTCTGGGTCCTAAGCACTGGATGACTAGCGATCCATGTCCCCTCCGTCCTCATCGTCTCCCTGCTGGAGGTCGCTTCTGCTCGTTGGACTTGTCCAACGCGACAGACGGCCTCTCGCACGCAGCGGTGAAGGTGGTCATCGAGTCTCTCGTTCTTTCTGGCAGAATCCGATCCTCTGATCGTGAATCTGCACTGTGGTCCCTTGGACTCACAGCCCCCTCCTTGTGGAGGGCCGGAAAGAGTGAGTGGCTCGCGAGGCGAGGAAGTCCGATGGGCACCCCCCTCTCCTTCGTTGTGCTGTCTTGGGTTAACGACTGGGCTTGCGAGGCTTTTACGGCCTCGTTCACCCACGGCGACGACGCGGTCGGTTACTCGCTCGACTCTTACGAGTCGGACGAGTACGCCGCCGCGGTGTCCGCCGTGGGCGCCAGCCTTAACCGCCGGAAGACCTTCGAGAGTCACTCCCGCTTTACAGCGTGCGAGAGATTCTTCGAGGTCGAAACCGGGCACAAGAAGGCTGGTACTGTCCGTGTGACGAACTACCCGCTCGGTATCCAACCTGACTCTCGTGAGCCGCCCTCTTGTGAGGACGTTCCCGATCTGTTCAGGTTGAGATCCCGGCGTGTGGTTCGCACATTCTTCCGTGGTCTTGCCAAGGATCCCAGGACCTCCCTGCCGGTTTCGGTAGGTGGTCTTGGGTACCACGGGAGAATTCTCGATGTGTCTGCTAACGTGCGTCGGCGGTTGGCGAGAGCTTGCTCTCTCAACCTGCCCGACGTGTGTCAGGAGATCATCGGGAAGGGACAGTACCGCGAGGAGGGTGCCTTCCCTAAGCGGCTTGGTCTTGTTCCTGCCTCTCACAAGGCTTTCCACGATTTCAAGCACCTTTACCTTCGGGCAAAGAGGTTTGGCGTCGTTTCGGACGGTGTGGAGGAGAACAGGGTCAAGCTTTCCGAATTCGTGCAGTTCCGAGAGACGCGTGTTATGCACGCGTACCTCTCCCGAGGACTGCCAGTTCGGCGAGCTGCCGCTAAGGGAAACCAGCGTGGAAGACGGTCTGGGTCTCTCTTCAAGAAGAGCGTGCCGCGCATCCGTCCCCTCACCAGGAGGGGTGGGATCGCGGCGCTCAACCGACTCTCCAGTCGTGTTGAGGGTCTTCTTGTCGAGGTCCAGAGAGACGTAGCTTCCGTGATTCGTGGTAGAACCACAGAAGGAACTAGCGCTCGCGCGGTAGTCCCG